ATTAGATTTAACTCTAATAATAAATGAGACCATTGTCCTTGTAATGCACCATTTACTTTTAATGTTATTATTTTTTCTTTCATATCTAGAGACTAGGATATTTTGGGATGTTTGTCAACGACCTTGTCGATTGTATTTTTTATACGATCTTTTCTTAGATTTATTGAGGTTTTTTGTGTGTCTACCTGGACGTTTACGAGGTTTTGGACGTGGTACAAAGTTTGTAAACTTACGCTTCGCCATCGAAATATTTTTCTACCTCTGATTGTAATGATTGTTTAGTTAAGTGAGGTATATAACTTATAACACCATTTACTTTTTGTTCTAAGTCTGTGCCGCATGTTAAACATCTATAAAATTGTTTTGTCACTCCAACTAATGGTGTATATTCATCACACGTTGGACAGATACCATTAACTATTTCTGCTTGTATTTTCATTCTAATATTAAAGAAGTTATTTTCTTCTCCCCCATGTACACCTCTACGTTTGCCTTAGATTTTATACATTTGTAGACAACTCTATCTTTACTACTCTTGTCTTTCATGGCATAGCGCTTGGCCTTCATACATTGAGATAATGACTCGTGATAACGATGCTCTATAATTTTATGGTCCTGTATAAGTAACAATGCAAAGACTAACTCTATCATTAGTGCGCTCCATTACCATTTCTAATTAATTTTTCTACGTCTTCTGTAAGTTTTTTTGTTCTATCTTTTAAGAATTCTATATTAACTGCATTGTTTCTCATACTCTTAACCTCTGCATCTACCTCCTCTAAAACACCTGCTAAGTGTTCTACCAACATAAAGAGCTCCGCCTCCCCACTTGACTGACCAAGTTCTCCACGTGGGTATTTGATTCTAAATTCTGAGTTTTGTTCTAAATCTTTTTGCATTAATTCTATCTTTGTTGAGTGTGCATTGAGTGTTTCATGTAAACCAAAATATGCCCAGGTGCCGATTGCAACGAGCGCGATCAGGCTGGCAACCGTCTTCATTGGCATCTGCACAGCAGCTTGTTCAGAAATTTTTAATGGTTTAGTCATCTTTTGGTTTTGGTGGTGGTAGTATATAATCTTTTGGAGGCATCTTCAATGTAGAATTATTGTCTAAAGTCTTAGACTCTGGATTAGCTTTAATATAATCGTCTTTTAATTCATCCCATAGGCTGCCTGTAGGCATAGTTTCTATTTCATCTACTTGTGGCACCACACCTCTACATTTTGATACTAGCAATGCAAAGTTTTTATTTTGTGCAAGACTAGGATTTCTATTTACTTTGTTACACATTTTCATAAGTTCTAGTTGTTGTTTTAATTGTGCATTTTCTTTTGATGTTTTACAGTCTGTGCCTAAATATTTTCTAAATGTTAATCTTAATTCTTGTGAGTTGCTTTCATTCCAACTACGATCATAATTATCATACTCATAATCACGGTTAGATACAGACAGATCTACCTCACCACATCTAGAACTGCCGTCGTTAAGATATTCGTTTCTAGGATATGCAGGACCCATCCAGGCTAGTAAACATAACAAGACAATCAATATTCCGGTAAAGTAATAATTCATCCTGGCAATCTCCATAGTTCATCCTAATAGTTTATCTCTCTGTTTAAATCTTTGATGTCGTATTCCATCTGTCTAACTTTATCAGCTAAAACTTCATATAAATTTTCAGCCATTTCCCATGTGCCTTCAGCTCTTTCTAATTTTGCAATAACAGTGTTAACACCATCTGTTAAAACTTTCATATCTCTTTGTATGTTTACTAAATCTACTGTTTGAATTTTTTCTATCTCTGCTTTGTTAGCATTAATTGTATCTGTTAAATTAACAACGTACTTAACACCAGTAAAAGTTCCGACTAAGACCGAAGCCACAACCGGAACCATTACTATATTTTTTTTTAATAAGTCTGCTAAATTCATTATTTAATAATCAAAGCTATTACTAAAACAACAAACACAATAGATTCAATCTTATGGTTTGACCAGTAATGCATTGCCTTACTTTTTATTTTATCAATCATTTTTTTTCTCCTCTATTTCATAGAAGAACTTGTCGGTATCTTCTGTCCGCCATGCTCTACTATCTTCTACGTTCCATTCAGATGTCTGCACTTTCCAATCAGGAATATCATCTTTTACAGTAAAAGAAGGTATGTCCCATATACATCGATTGTTTGGTTGTGCTGCAAAATTGCCATCGTCTAACGCAATTATGTGAGCGCACTTGTGTTCGTGCGGAATCTCTGAATGATCAGTGTCGAGTATATTACTTTCAGGATGTGCAAAGTCAACAGTAAATAAATATTTTCCTGCGTGCCATTTTTTATCTTTGCCTATATACTTACCGGCTTGTCCGTCTAATATGTCCCAACGATGAACAGAAGGATAATAAGAAAAACAATTCCAGAGCTGTAATTCATCAAGTCGTCTTGGGGGCACTCTGGATGGCTCAAATCCCTTTTGAATAAACGCGCTAATTGGTAAGCGATAAAATATTGCACCGTTTTCCATAATAGCATGAAATAATATAGCGCGACCTGTAAGAGCGCTAAGACCAAAGATAATGCAGTCTTCAACTTCTCCCCTATGTTTTTTAAGATCATAAAGATACTCCCTTTTTATTTGTGCGTAAGTCGGTGGTATGTTTACATTTAAGTATGCCATAATTTATCCTCATTTTATTGTACCCCAATTTGGTCCAGATTCATAGTCCACTTTGTTGGGTACTTCTAATTCAACAGCAGACTCCATTATATCTTTTATCTTCGCTGCTTCCAATGGATTGACAACTGATATATCAAGTTCATCGTGCACCTGTATATGCGGTGTGATGCCTTCCTTGTGTAATTCTACCATTGCTTTCTTTGTCATGTCAGCAGCTGATCCTTGTATTAATCTATTTAAAGCTTTGTATGTATATGCTCGTTTAATCCCTGGTCCGTGTTCCGCGAGCGCTTCTTCGTGTGGCAATGCTTTATGTATACCAAATTGATTAGGCTCCCATAAATCAAACCTACATCTTCGACCTAATAAAGTTCTAACTCTACCACGATCTTGTGCTCTACGCATGACACTTTCCATTAACATTTTTACAAAAGGGACTTTGTCATGGTACGTTCTAAATAGATCTTCAGCGTTATCTTTTGATACACCTAGCTCTGCTTGTAATTTATTTTTACCCATACCATAAAACAAACCAAGGTTAATTGTCTTCGCTTGTGATCTTGGTATGTTTGCCATCTCAGCTACAATCTGGTGAAAGTCTGCTTCACCCCCATTGTACGCATCTAATACTTCTTCTACACCATACAAACCATCGAGAGCTGCGTAGTGTGTAACAAGTCTTGGTTCTTGTTGTGAATAGTCAAAGCAACCCCATGTCATACCTTCTTCAGGTATAAACAAACTTCTGATCCGTGGTCCGAGTTCCTTGTTTCGTGCTGGTATCTGCTGTAAGTTTGGATTGTTGTAACTGAATCTTTTACAACAGGATCAGTTTGATTCTGTAAAAAGTTTTTAGTAAAGCTTGGTGCACCTGTCTTGGCTGTACGTTCAAACGGTAAATTTCTTTTCTTAAATACTTCAGCAATACTTCTTGCGGCCCATATTTGTACATCAATACCAGTTTCTTTGTACACTTGCTGTAAACATTGTTTCTCTTCAGCAACTAATTCTTCTTTTAGTTTGTGAGCGGCATCCATGTCAACACGCACACCCAGAAATCTCATGTCAACAAGACATGGAAATAGTTCTGTCTCAAGATTAAAGATGTCTTCTATGTCTTGACTCATGATTTCTTTTTTCATCTCTTGCCAAAGTTTGTATGTTAATTTAGCGTCTTGCTCTGCATACTCACCTACATACATTGCAGGCAGTTTATACATCTCAGACTTAGCATCGATGCCCCAATGGTCTGCAGTTTCCTTCAATACAGCCTCATTTTTGCCGATTCCGACGTAATCCCGACCCAAACTACCTAAATCGTATCGAAA